GTTTGTATGTAACGAACAACAAATAGTTCCACCCCCAAAACCAAAGGTTAAAGCATAATGGCAACTCCAGCATGGCAAAGAAAAGCAGGTAAGTCTAAATCAGGTGGTCTTAATGCTAAAGGCAGAGCATCTTACAATAGAGCTACTGGTGGTAATTTAAAAGCACCTGTAACTACTAAACCAAGTAAATTAAAAAAAGGTAGTAAGGCAGCTAACAGAAGAAAATCTTTTTGTGCCAGAATGTTAGGCATGAAGAAAAGACTTACTTCTAAAAAAACTGCAAGAGATCCTAATAGTAGAATTAATAAAGCACTTAGAAAATGGAATTGCTAAGTGGCTAACAAAACTTGGAAAAAAAATACAAGTGTTCACTATGTAGGAATTTGTAGGTACTGCAAAAAAGAAATCACAAACGATATGAGCTTCTTATCATTTTATGGTGGAACTCATGCACATTTTAAATGCGATAGGAAAACAAACAATGAAAACACTAACAGCTAGACAAAAGACTGCTCTTGCTAGACACAAAAAAGCACATGGTCATACCAAGAAGCATATTAGCGAAATGAAAAGATTAATGCTCAGAGCTAAAAACCCTCTGTCATTTACACAAGCACACAAACAAACAATGAGAACTAAAGGGAAATAACAATGGCAAAAAGAAAAGGTCTATACGCAAATATTCATGCAAAAAGAAAAAGAATTAAAGCTGGTAGTGGTGAAAGAATGAGAAAGCCTGGTGCTAAAGGAGCTCCAACTGCTGCTAATTTTAAAAGAGCTGCTAAGACAGCTAAAAAACCAAAAAGTAAAAAGAGGTAAATAATGGCAAGTAAATTTTTAAAAAGTAATTTTAAATCTATGAATGAGGAAGATAAAGATAAGTTTAATAAAGAAGCTACAAAAGCTTTCGCTGAATACAGAAAAAGTATTATGGGAGTAGCAGCAGGTGATAAAGAAATAGAGTTTTTAAACAAATCTTTACCTAAAAATATTTCTGAATTAAAAGCAATGCAAAAATTATTAGAGGAAGATAAATAATTACCGAATAGGAATACTTACTTATTTAGTAGGTATAGTTCTAGCTTTAGCTAGTGGGCAAGGGTGGGTACAGAATCAATTGCTATTGGTATAGCAAAATAAACATATAGCCGAATTGAATCGCAAGATTCTTTTCGGCTTTTTTTTTATGCCTGTAATAAAAGCTTTTAAAAACCTAATAAATATAAGCAAAAAAACACCAATTGATTATTTGCAATACTGTTATAGGTATAGTATAACATTGTTATAACTTAACTAATAGAGGAGAGAAAAATGCCAAACACTAAAATAAAGTTACATGAAAACTTTATTCATAGTCTTAAACAAATAGTACAAATGTGTAATTCAAAAGATTGTGAAAAAGTTTTAATTATGAAAGATGAAAATAGTCATCCATCTATTCAGTTTCAAATTGATTATGATGAAGCTGAAAAATATCTAAGTCCAAGTGCAGTTAATATATTATTACAAATTGACTCACAAACTCTTAAAATAAATAAATTTTTATAAACGATATAATGGAACTACAAATTAAACCAATTACAAAAAATGGTAAGAGGATCTATAGATATTCTTACTTTGGGTTAGATGGTAAAGTTAAATTTATTTCTAACAAAAGCAAATCAGTTGTAGAAACTTTAGCTAAAGAAAAAGTAAATGATGTGGGTATATATAAAACATCTTCATCACAAATTTTTCTTAGTGAAGCTAATATAAGTTTTATGCAGCACCAAGATTACAAAAGAGCAGAAAGCAAAATAGGTACATCTACTATAGATAACTATAGCAGCTTCTACCTAAATCATATTCTGCCTTACTTTGGTAATGTAGATATTAGACTTATAGATAAAGATAAGGTTTTTAGTTTTGTTGATTTTCTTAAAAACAAAATTGTAAACAAACAAATAAACTCTGATACTGTTAGAAAAATTTTTAACACACTTAGTCTTATTATTCAGCACCAGGTAGATATTAATAAGTTATCTAAAAATGTTTGCAAAGATAAGGATTATCTAAAAACTATAGTAACTTCTAAAAAGGTAGCTAAACCTATAGATTTTGATGATTGGTCATTAGACAAGGTTGCTAACATTGTTGGTGATATAAGTAATCCAATGATACAGCTTATGTGTATGGTCATGCTTGAAACTGCTGCTAGACCAAGTGAGGTTAGAGCCTTAGATAGAAAAAGCTTATTGTTTAAAAACAATATACCTATGATTAGATTTGATAAGGCAGTTAAAGCTAAGAAAAAATTAGGTGGTACTAAGACTATCAATGGTGTCAGAACTATGGTCATTTCTACTGCACTTAAGGATAGATTAACTTACTACCTTAATACTTTGCCTAGCAAACAAAATAGCTTGTTTCTTAATAGCAAGGCTAAATATATATGTATAGAAGCTATTATAAGCCACCTGGATAGGGTATTAGCTAAGAATAGGGTACAACTACCCATAGATAGAAAGTCGTACTTCTTTAGGCACTATACAGCTACTTACTGGGCATACACTAAGAAATATACCAATGCCTTAGATTTAGCTAGAGCTTTAGGTGATAAGGATATTAACTTTGTCCAAGACACTTACATTAAACCATTTCAATCTAATGGCGATGAGGTGCAGAACATTGATTATCAAAACAAACATTACAATTGGGGTTAATTATTTATACCAATACTTATCGTAGTTCTCTTTATCATAGGGAACTACATCCCATTCTATTTTTCGTTTAATACTTTTTTTAGCAAACTCCCTAGCTTCTTTTTCTAATGCAAACAAAGAATTAGAAAAGCTAGTGAATTTATCTTTAGGTTTCCATATTACAAAATACATAAAAAAAAGGGGGAGATTTCTCTCCCCCCAATCACACAACAAATAATATAAGAGTTCTTTTACAAAGCTCTTATAGTTTTCACATTTAATGACACTTACTTTTTATATTGATCCCATACTCTTTTACAGAGGGAGCTATTGGGTTATTATTTGGAGAAGTGTCTTGCCCTAATAATTCTTCTAAATTTATATCTTCTAAAAAATAAGTAATTGGTTTTTTAAAAAAAGCTGCAATCATTAATAGCTTAGGTAAGCTACAACCATTGCCACCTTTCTCATATTTTTGAATCTGCTGAAATGTTACACCTAGAAACTTTGCTAACCTTGATTGGGTAACAAGCATTTTAACTGGTTTGTAAGTACCTCTAAACTCACCATCTACTATTTCTTTAACTGATCTATAATAATTTTCTCTACAATATTTTATTTTTTTACCAATAGCTTTTGCTATTGTAATTTCAAAATCTGTTTTTGATTTACTCAATGCCATCTTTCTCTCCTTTATAATATGCAGACTCCTAGCCTACAGTTTGTTACAACTTTTAAGTTAATCAGTAATTAAGGTTGTGCATGAATGAATTTTGAGTCTTCATTTTCAACACAAACAATCTGTCTATAAGTTTTGATATAAGATTTAAAAGCCAACACAGATTTATTACATTGCCTACTATTTGTTTTAGGCTTTTGCATAATTTCGCTGTGAAGTTTATTAAGCTTTTCATATCTTCTTAATAGACTATTACTCTTTGCCATCCTCAGTTGTTCCTTTGTTAAGTTTAATCCTAGATTTATCAAACTTAATATCTAGGACAGTTACCCTAGCATCATCGCTAGGAGTATTTGATTTTGCAGCTATTTCTGCATTGTCAAATTCTTCATCAACTTTAAAGTTAGCTTCAAAAAAACTTTCTTTTGTTACTTTGCTCATTTTCTAAACTCCATTGTTGAATAACTTTTATTAACTTTAAGTGTGGGTATTAATTTTAATTGTTTCTTAGATAAGGCAATATTTCTATGAGCCTGGTTGCTTTTGCTTATTAAATTTAATTTACGAAACTCTGCAATCAAAGCACCAGCTCTTGCTCTGGTAAAATTAAATTTTTCACTAATTTCTTTATAGGTTGGTGCATAGTCATAAGTTTCAATGAAGTGCTTAATAAAATTAAGTACATCCTTTTTAATTTGGCTTAGGTAAATAATCTGACCATTGCCATTACCATTTTTTAAAATCATTTCTTATCCTCAAATAAATTTGTTACATTCGCTGTAGTGTTTCGTAAGTCAGAACCATCTTGTTCTAATGCTTTTAAATAATTAATTAATTTTTGCGTAAACCAATTAGATTTTTCTAAATCCATTACTGCTTTTGCAATAGTTTGACCCCCCTTAGCACCAAACCTACTTAGGTATTTCATTGCAGACCCTCTTAAAAAACCTATGTTTTCTTCTGGAGTCATTTGACTCATAATGGCATCACAAGTTTGTATTGCTTTCTGATAATGAGGGGGGTTTTTACTTTCCATATTATTTTGCTATTGGGTCTTGTAGTTTAATATTAATATCTGGTTGTCCAGACTTAGCTGGGTCAGTTCCTTTTTCAGTATTAAGCCAAGCCGAAGCATTTTTCTTAACACCATTAATTGTTACATTACCTGTGTAGTGTGGATAAGACTTACCTGGTTGATCATTGTCTTTGGCTTGTCTTTTCCATAACGCACCAGAATTATCAAATTTATTATCTGACATTTGTACCTCTTGATTGTATTTGTGATTTTAGTTTGTTGTATTCTGTATCAACTCTTAACTGTTCTATTGGATCAGTTGCTATTAAAGTTAAATCATCTTTGTATTCATCTCTAATAGGAGTTAAATTTTTTTCAAAATATAATTGTGATTTTGAGTGTTTAGCTACAGATTGCATTTGTACCATCCAATCATTAGCTAGTTCAGTAATAGTTTTTGTTTGTGCTTTAATTTCTTGTTTAACTTTTGGTTTAGGTTTATTTAAAAACTGCTCCATTTCCTCAGCAGTTGCAATCTCATCACCAAAGAAACCTAAAAAACTTAATGCTCTAC